GGTAAGGGTGGGGGGTGTGTTGGACGGTGGTTTGGCAGTGACGCTTGCTGGTGGGGGGTGGATGTACCTGAGGCCCCCTTCGTATATATGTGTCAGGCTAGTTTGGTATAGCGAGGACACCCAATTTGTCGTTTGTAGGGGTCTTGTGGTGACATAGTGTGTCGTCACTAGGGCATAGGCACCCCTTGGGTTCCCTCCGTCCGTTTGTGGGTACGGTTCGACCTGACCTACTACGATGTTTGGTCTGCCCCTGCGCCTCTTGGCTTTTGTGCAGGGGGCAGTAGCCCTTCTGACGGGCGAACGGAACCGGGTGGGGGTTCGCAGACCTCGGTTTATGTTTGCCCTGTGGTCTGGACGGGGCGGTGTTGTATGTCTATCATGTTGGTGGACTGTTGCAACGTCTTTTGGGAGGAAACTTTTTATGGCTGAGATGTCTGACTATCTGGAGAACAAGATTCTGGATTACGTGTTGCGTGATTCGGCGGATTGGGCACCTTCGACGGTGTATCTGGCTTTGCACACTGCTGATCCGACGGATGCGGGTTCGGGTGCGGAGGTTGATGTGGCTCGTCAGGCCATTGAGTTTGATGCTGCTCATGCTACGACTGGTGTGACACAGAATACGAACATTGAGACTTTTACTTCGATGCCTGTGGCTGTGGTGACGCATATCGGTATCTGGGATCATGTGTCTGCCGGTAATCTGCTTTTTCACACGGCGGTTACTGATACTAAGACGGTGGCGTCTGGTGACACGATCAGTGTTGCTGCTGGTGCGATAACGATTACGCTTGCCTGATGGCTACTGCATATCCCGGTGCGCTTGACACCGTAGGTTCTCAACTTCGGACAGATATTTCATCCAGTGATGATTTGGATGCGAGCGGTAAGCAGCATGATGTCATGCATGTCAATGTGCATGGTGCAACGGTCGCGTTGGAAACGAAGTTGGGTTTGACTGCTTCCAATGCTGTTGATGGTGCTATTCTGGTTGGTACGGCTGCGTCTACGACTTCGTGGACGACCAGCCCGGCGATCAATACCACTGGTACTGCTGGTGGGCTGACAGGCGGTTTCGATAACGCTAACATTATTCTTCACGCACAAGTGTTCTCAGGTTAGGGGCAACAATGGCAACGATTTCTAAGGTCAAACTCTCAAACAGTACCGACGGCAAGGGTATTGTTATTGCTGCGACTGGTACTGTGGGGACGCTGATCCATGAGTCAACGACCACAGTGGCAGATTATGACGAGGTATGGATCTACGCCACGAACACGCATACTGCCGACGAGATCCTCGTTATCGAATGGGGTGTGGCCGGGTCTGGTCCACTCAACTACATCTACCAGACCATCCCCACGAAAGCGGGTTTGACGCTGGTCGTTCCGGGGCTGATCTTGAAAGGCCATTCCACGGAACTGCTGGTAAACGGTTTCAACCCCAGCGGTGCGAGTGGTCGCATCAACGTATTCGGTTATGTCAACCGCATAGATGATGCCTGATGCCGAGGATTGAACGGTTCTTCGCTGGGACAGCGGTCAACGATTGGACTTCCGGTGCGTTTGGTGGTGGCGCTGAGGCGTTCGCCGCTTCTGGTGGCACGCCGTCCAGTTACTCCGGCTACGAGGTCGCCACGTTTACAGGCAGTTCCAGTTTCACTGTGTCAGCCGGTGCGGGTGTCGTAGACATTTTCATCGTCGGCGGTGGCGGTGGCGGTGGTACTGCTGGAGGAAATGAGCCGGGTGGAGGCGCTGGTGCAGGTGGCGCTCTGGCGATAGCCGGTATGGCAGTTAGTTCAACTGGTGGCCCCGCAGGCAACGGTGTCTACCCGGTCGTGGTTGGCGCTGGTGGCGCTGAGGGTAACCCGTCGTATAGTCCGGGGTCACCCGGTGGCGCTCCTACGGCCACCATAAACCCTGCCTCTCCCGGCGGGCTTTCATCCTTTGGTGGTATTGTCGTAGTCGGTGGTGGTCGCGGTGGTAACGGCAATACGGGCACTCAGGGTGGTAAAGACCCTTCTATCACCTCTGGAGGCGTCAATGCGATGGGTTGGGGCGGAGGCGGCGGGTCAGGAGGCGGCGGTAGTTCTAGCACGATGTCTCCGGGTACGGCCGCGTCGGCGAACAAGTCTGGTGGTGGTACGGGAGTTCAGCCTATAGGGAATCCCGGCGGCAAGGCGCAATGGCAATATTGTGCTGGTGGTGGCGGTGGTTGGGGTGCGGCCGGTGCTGATGCTATCGCTTCGGACCCGAGTTCCAGCAACTTCCCTCCTTATCGGTCTAGGCCCGGAGCGGCTGGTGGCGCTGGTAATACCAACAACTATCAGACTGGATCTAACCAAACATATGCTGGGGGCGGCGGTGGCGGTGGGTCGATGGCACAGTGGCCGCAGACGCCAAGACCTACTGGTCAAGGTGTTGGCGGTTCCGGTGGCGGTGGCGCTGGTGGTCACGGTAATGCAAACTATCCTTGGGAGGCTCTAGTAATGGCAACACCGGGCACCGCTAATACTGGCGGTGGCGGTGGCGGTCATGGTTATGACCGTGGAGGTGTCCCCGGATCGCCAACAGGCGCATACGCTTCTGGTGGCGTTGGGGGTAGCGGAATCGTTATTGTCCGCTGGGCGGTCTAAGTCATGGCTCACTTCGCTCAACTAGACGAAAACAATCTGGTTATCAACGTTGTCGCTGTCACAGACGAAGATACTGCCGATGCCGACGGCAACGAGATTGAATCCATCGGTGTAGCATTCCTTCAAGCAACACAGGGAGCCGACACGAACTGGGTCCAGACCAGTTACTGGACTGCCAGAGGCAGCCACCCCGAAGATACTCCTTTCCGGGGCCACTTCGCCGGGAGAGGCATGACTTATGATTCGGTACGAGATGTATTTATACATCCCAAACCTTGTGAGTCGTTCGTTCTAAATGATGAGGGGGCTTGGGAACCTCCAGTAGCACATCCCGGTAATGGAAAGTACGACTGGGACGAAGACAATCAAGAGTGGACAGAAATGGCGATACCGGATGCACCATTTCCGTCATGGACTTGGAATGCTGCCGCATGGCGCTGGGAACCTCCTACAGCGGTACCAGAAGATTGGGATGACAACAATCCCCACGTTTGGGACGAAGACAATCAAGCATGGGTCGCACCATGATCGACACGCTCACAGCGACCACGGCGACCCCGGTCTGGCTGGACACGTTCATCTGCCAGTACCAGATGACCGACACGACCTGTGCGCCGGAGTCGATCCTGAACGCCAACCGGTCGCAGCGGTGGAACCAGTCTAGCACCACGGGCGGGAGCAACCTGTACGAACGCGACTCCGCCCAGTTGTCCTTCATGGCCGAGTCGCCACCCGTGGAACATGAACCGATCCTCCTGTTCGCTCAGGAGTGTCTGAACCACTACACGACCGAACGGAAGCAGGCGGGTGCCGTGCCTCCGTTCGGGATGCCCGAGGGCTACAACGTCCTCCGGTACAAGCCCGGCGAGGCGTACCACGCCGTCCACTCAGACGGAGGCGTTGGCGGTTCCACCGCTAACCGTCACCTCACGTTCGGGATGTTTCTCAACACGATCACCGACGGCGGCGAGTTGGAGTTCCCCGAACAGGGCATCAAGGTCCAGCCCGTCGAAGGGCGAGCCGTGATCTTCCCCGCCGCATGGATGTACGCCCACCGGAGCCTCCCAGCCTTGGTGGACCGCTACGTCTTCAACGTCTTCTACGGCTTCATCCCTCAGACATGACCGGCTGGGCCAAATGGCGGCTCGGCACCGGCAAGGGCTACGAGGAAGCCAAGTCGGAGATCGACGCTGCTGATCTGGGCTTCGTGACCCGCTACGCCTTGTGGCAGGAGTCGATCACCCCGGAGCGCCCTGACGACCAGTCGCCGGGGATGTACGGTGCCTACAAGGATCCCGTGATGCAGTTCCTCCACGCCCGCCTCTGGCCCCGCATGGAGGAGATCACCGGCCTCACCCTGCTACCGACCTACACCTACATGCGGGTCTACCGACCGGGCGCGATCTTGGAGAAGCACAAGGACCGGGCGGCCTGTGAGGTGTCAGGCAGCCTACTGGTCGGCACCAATCAGGACGAGTCGTGGCCGCTGTTCATCGAAGGCGAGCAGATCGTTCAGCGCCCCGGCGAGATGGCTGTCTACCGGGGGTGCGAGGTGGAGCATTGGCGGGAGCCGATGACCGGCCCACCGGATGCGTTCCACGTTCAGTTGTTTGTTCATTACGTTGATGCCGACGGCCCCTATGCGATGTGTGCTGGGGATGAGGTGCGACTGTAATGGCTATTGACTATCGCCAGTCCAGCATCGACTATCGAAGTACCGTTTATTCCTATCAGGGTATACAGGTTCATGCGATCACGGGTGCGATTACTGGTACGGGGACTGTCACAGCATCAATAGTTGAAGTTGCTTCTATAGCCGGTGCGATCACTGGTACGGCGACTGTTACAGCAGCGATTGTTGAAGAAGCGTCGATTGCGGGTGCGATTACTAGCACGGCAACGGTTACGGCAGCGATTAAAGAAGTTGCGTATGTCGCTGGGGATATTACGGCTACGGGTACGGTTACTGCGGCGGTTGTTAGGGAAGTCCCGGTAACGGCTGCTATTACAGGTACGGCTACGGTAACTGCTGCTATTGTTGAAGTCGCATACATTGAGGCTGCTATCACCGGTACGGCTACTGTTGTTTTGGCTTCTCTTATCCGCAAGGTGCCGCAGCCAGAATTGACACTTACTGTGAATAACATTACTGGTAGTAGCAACGCGGAAGAACAGCAGGATGCTTTAACACTATTGGTGGGGGTCTAATGGCTACATACGATAAAGGCGACCAAGTGCGGATTACCGCTACATTCAAAACGGCGGGAACGGGGGTTGCTACGGTTGCTACCGCCACGCATCGCCTACCGGACGGTAATGATAGAAGCCCCGCTCCGACAGTAACCAAAGGTAGTGGCGCTGCGGATAGCGGTATCTACTATGCCGATATTTCCTTAGAGCAGATCGGTACCCACACAATCAAGATCGCTAGTACCGATGTTGTCATTGCCGCCGAAACGATTGAGTTAGTGGTAACGAAGTCGATCTTCGACCACTCATAGACCACCCCGGCCCATGACTGATACTCCGATAGAACAGTACGGCGGCAACGTCAGCAAAGTCAGGGGCCAGCAAACCCGTGACCTGTTCCTCGCAGGGCTAGCGGAGCATGGGATTATCAGCAAGGCGTGCATGATTGCTGGTGTCACCCGGTCGGCTTACGATAAGTGGCGTCAACGCATCCCTGAGTTCAGTGAGCGTGCTGACGCTATCAGGGAGAAGGCTCTCCGTGAGGGCGGCAAAGAAGACTGGGATGGCACGTTTCAAAGTTTCCGAAGCAAGTATTTCGGGCATTCTTCCCCGTGGTTTCATATTAAAGCCATCGAAGCCTACGAGAATACGCCACCCGGCAACATCACCCTCATCTTGTGGCCTCCGGAGCACGGTAAGACCACGTTGGCTGAGGATTACTTCTGCTACAAACTGGCTACCAACCCTGAGTTCCGGATCACGGTCGGTTCTGAGGGGCAGGACATGGCCCGTAAGATCCTTGGGCGTATCCGTTCCCGTATGGAGCCTCAGGGTCCGTTCCCTAGTTTTGTG